GCATTTCCAAGAAGATGCTGAAGGTTTAATACTTTATGTTAAACGTCGACTTGGCGATGACATAATGTCTGTTGAATTAACAAACAAACAAATTTGGGCAAATTTTGAAGAGGCTGTTCTTGAATTTTCAAAACAAGTTAATTCACATCAGGCAGAATCTTATATGTCAAACATTTTAGGTTTGTCAACAGGTCCTATTGTCTCATATAAGAAAAATACTTTTGGACATTATTACTTTGTAAGAGACAGTCAGGTAGAAGATAATGTTAAAGATACACAACCTTTGTTGATACAAAATACTAGTGACCCTAGGTTTAAAGTAACAAACAAAGAAGGCCGCTATAAAACGGTAGATGGTGTTAAAACAATAGTTACAACAATAGAAACTGATGATGGTACTAATACCGGTGCTATTGTATATAGAAATGACGAGGGAAATATTGTTGCAGATCCAGCTGATGGTACAGAAACAACAACAACATTATCTGGTTCTCCGATTGAAGACAAAAAGCTTGGACCTCACGGGCAAGAACAGAGATTTCCTAGAGAGACATTAGAGTATTTGACTAGAAGAGCAGAACCATATGCATCAGAGGCTGGTGTTGGTGGTGTTACAGATTCTATAAGAGGATTTATAGAACTAACACATGACAAACAAGATTATAATGTTTATACAGACATGATTATCCCAGGCCCAGCTGGTGAAAAGCTTAAGTTGACTAGTTATGATCCAAATTCAACAGCAGAACAACTTTCTATATTTAATCCTTTATATAAAGACGATATCTTAAAAACTGCTGAGCCTACAAAAATAAAAGTTCAAGAAATATTTCATTTTTCCCCTCAAGCAGCTTATCGTTTCTTTGATACTACTTCTGCTATAAACTATCTCAATAATCAGTTTTCTTTTGAATCTTTTACTCCAGAAACTGTATTCTATGTTTTGCCAGTATTTGAAGATTTATTAAGAGCAGGACAGTTAGACATATCAAATAGAGTTAGAAGAAGTAATTATTCTTATAGACTTCAAGGACAAAACTTAAGAATATTTCCTAGGCCTACACAAAACAATCCTATGAATTTATTTATAAAGTTTACTTTTCCGTCGCAACCTTTTAAAACTACTTTACCTTATGAAGATCAAACTATTGATGGTGTTTCTAATATATCTAACATTCCTTTTGGGAATATTACTTATAGTAAAATTAATGCAATGAGTAGAACTTGGATAAGGCAATATGCTATGGCATTATGTAAAGAAACTTTAGGATTAGTAAGATCTAAGTTTAGTACAGTACCTATTCCTGGGAGTGATTTGTCAATGAATGGATCAGATCTTATTAGTCAAGGCAGAGAAGATAAAACAAGACTTATAGAAAGTTTAAATACAACTCTTGATAAATTAACATATCAAAAGTTACTAGAAGCAGATTCAGCGCAGGCTGATACTATGCTTAATATACTTAAAAAAGTTCCAGTACCTAATGGTAGAGCAATTATAATAGGATAGAATATTATGGCTAGATTATTTGTTGGTCAACGTGAAGTTGACTTTTTCGCTGACATTACAAAAGAGCTCATTAAAGATGTAGCAGGACAAAAAATATATTATTATACTGTTAGAGAAGACCTATCAGATGTTCATGATATGTATGAAGAGTCAATTGAAAAAATATTTAATCCGCCTATAGAGATTGAAGCAGCAATAGAATGGCAACCATCAGAGGTTAAAACTACTAGATTCGGTACAGAAAGTGTAAAAACACTTACAGTTTATTTACATTATAGAGACTTATTAGATAGAGGTATAGATTTTAAAGAAGGTGACTATTTTTCATATGGTACTTACTTTTTTGAAGCAACATCTATAATATATGACAAGCTAATTTTTGGACAAATTGAAAGAGTTGTTTCTATGAAAGTAACAGCTAAACAAACAAGAATACATCACATCAATAAAGTTCCTCATGGTCCTAAAGATGAAATATTTACAGATTCAGATGCTATTCAAACAACATTTGAGCAACAAAGAGGTGTTCCAGATCATGATATTAGAAGACTTCAAAAAGATGAAGTTATTGAACCTCCATTGAGTGGCCCTAGAAAAGTTGCACCGGATGGTACTGTGAAGAGTGTTAATGGTGTTGGTTCTTCGTTCTACGGAGAAGACTAATGAGTTCTAGATTTGATCTAAATTTAAAAAATAGGTACGCACCTGCAGGCTATGAAGGAGAAAACTATTCTGACTATGTTATTCCTTCTTGTGGGTTAGAAGATGTAGACAAAGCTATATTCAATCTTTTTGACAAAGATATTCCTTTGTATTATTCTCTACAAGGTGAATCAAAAAAAATACCAGTAATATTTGCAACAGGTGAACGTTTTGCGCTATTAAGAAGAAAAAAACCTATAGTTGATAGAAATGGTGCACATATTCTACCTTTAATATCAATAACAAGAAATAGTGTTGATAATATTCCTCAAAAAGGAATATCTAATAATCAAATGTTTCCTCATGTAATCACAAAAAGAATATCACAAAAAGATTTAGAATATAGACAAAGTAAAAATTTTGAAAACTTATCAAATATAGAGGGTAAAGATTTGCAAAATGACAATGAAAACTTTTCTTTAAAACCTGAACTTGATAGAAATATAGTTGAAACTATAGAAATGCCTCCTGTAAAATACTTTGGAGCAAATTACGAGGTTACAGTTTGGTCATCTTTTACACAGCAGATGAATAAAATATTAGAAACTATAATGAGTGCTTACACGCTTAATCCTGGGCAACAATTTCGCATAGAAAGTGATAAAGGATATCATTTCTCTGCACATGTAGAATCTTCTTTTAGTCCAGATACAAACTATGCTGACTTTACAGATGCTGAAAGATATATTAAATATAGTATAACAATAGGAGCAACAGGCTATATTATAGCGCCTAACATAGAAGGTGGTAAAACAGCTTTAAGATCTTTTTTAAGTGCACCTGAAGTTAATTTTGAAACTTTTTCTGGAATAGAAGATTTAGAGCCTCAATCAATTGGTGGCGTTTTTGATCCAGATCCTGATGCACATATATTTGATGATTTAAGAACAGAAGACAGCTATGTTCCTGCACAAAGAGTAGGGCAAGATAGTGCTAACAATATATCAGAATTGTTAGATTATGATTCCTCAAAAGGAAATGCTGTAAATAATAAAGAGAATAAATTTTCTTCAGATCTTGTTGGAAGAAGAGGTTCTGACTACAAAAAAAAGAAAATAAACCACGTTAGAAATAGCGAAGGTAAACTAATTCCTGTTGAAATAAAGACTAGTAAAGGCCAAGGAGAAACTGTATATGATTCAAGACTAGGCGAGATTTTATTTAATATTTCAACAAATAAAGAATAATTAAGAAATACATTAATATTTATATTACGAATAAGAATTATATTAGGAGAATAGAACCATGGCTGAACAGACATTTAAGTCTCCGGGATTTTTTGAGAGAGAAATCGAAATTATCTCGAGACCTTTAAATAGAAATCTGGCAACACCTATAGGTGTAATAGGACCAGCTACAAAAGGGCCGGCATTTGTCCCAACTACAGTATCATCATCAATAGAATTTATAAGAAAATTTGGATCCCCAGATCAAAATAGATCATCTGCTCATGCAATCACAGAATTTTTTGCAAACGGCGGTCAAGCAGCAACTTTCTGCAGAATCTTAGGCACAGGCAAATCTTCATCTGCAGGTCCAAGTTATGCGGGATTTAAAATCGATGGTACTGCTTTGACGGATACAACTAGAGCAAAAGGCGCTGTGCAATTCATCGTTGCAGATCACTTAGTAAATAAAGCAGAGCATATCACTCTAGGTATTTTAAATGATAATGATTCAATAACAGGTGAAGATCATGATCATGATTTAGCAGGTGATAATACATTTGCTCAGCTCACCGGTGATGAGCAAGTTCAGTTAGTAAGAGCTATGATCTTTATGCATAAGGATTATACGCTAAGAATTAGAGATCTAGATGAAAATGGTACAGAGCAAGATGATAATGATGTAGCTGCAGTTGATGGAGATAATCTATTTACAATAACAATAACAAAAGCATCAGATAATAGTGTTGCAACAGGAGACACAAAGACAGTTTCTCTTGACCCATCTAGCTCTCAATATATTCATAAGGTTTTAAATACTGATCCTTTTGCATTTGATGACAAAAAACACTTCTTGTATGCTGACTTTCCT